CGGAGGCGAGGTAGGAAGGTAAAGGCATACTAATACCAAAAAACTTAGCAAGTTTACTAGAAAAGGGATTACCTTCTTTACCGTACTTTAAAATGGAATTTACTCTGGATTGGTGGTTTGGTTCGTCTTTTCTGTTAAATATTCCTAATGGAACACCTAATTCAGGGTGGGATGCGAAGTATGGCTGTCCACCGGACAGTAACTTCTCAATATATAATTGTATTAATAACTTAAACATTCCTTTCGTTTAAATATAAATATCTAACTAAAGATTTCTTTTGTTCTTTGCATTTTCAATACTCTCTTGTTTTTGTTCAGCTTCTTTGACCATCTTATCAACAAAAAATCTTCGTTCATAAACGGGCATACTTAAGCTGTCCTGATAGGAGAAGTTTGCGTGCTTTACTAAATAATATATTTCCTCAAGTAGTGAAAGCCTATACTCCGAAGAAAGGGCGAAAAAAGGCGACCCCAAATGAAATGCGTGTGCTCACTTGGTTGCCTGACGGCGCTGTTACGGTTCTTTCTAAATCTAAACCTGGTTTATTTTCCTGAATGTATTTTCTTAAAGCTTGAGAGTCCTTTATTGGCATCTGTTGTATTCTTGTAGCTATAACACCTAAGTCTTTTTCTCCTTCTATTTCCACTATATGTTTTTCTAACCTTTTAGTTATTGTTGGGACAACTTGGACACCACTATAGTGTTTGGATAGGTCTTGTAATTCACTTTCTTCTTTACCATTTAAAAACCTAAATTTTATATTCTTATTAGATGTTGGTAACGTGTATTCAAAATTATAATCGTTATCTGGTTTTAAAACAAACTCTTTGGTTCCAACGGAAGATAAATCTACTTTGTGTTGGAATTTTGTATTGTCTTTACTGTCTACTAAGGTTATTTCGTATTCTGCTCCATACGCTGTATTTCTAAGGAACAGTAGGACAGCTTCCTTATCACATTCTAACATTTCATCCATTTTAAAGTCTGGTTCTAATATTTTTCTTCTTAGTAGTACATCTACCATTTCACCGGATTGAACTAAATTCTGAGACATAATGATATTTTCGTCTGCTGCGGTTAAGTAGGAAACTTTAATACTAGCTTTTTTATTTCTGTAGAACATCCCTTTAGATGGTAACTCAATAACATCATAAGGTACATTACTTTGTAGGTCTGCTTGTGCGTGTACGTTTGTTGGGTCCATTTTAATTTATATTTTGTATAAAGGTTCTTTGTATTTTATTATATGTAAACATTTGTTACTAGCATAAGTATATCTAGTAAACAAATCTTTAATTTTATTGCTGGCTTGTTTGCATAAAGGTAATAAATTATTTGTAAAAGAAAATAATAGCACATAAAAAATCCATACCTAAGATATGGATTTAATAATATACGTCTTGTTTTTTTAGTTTAGTAAACTAATATACATCTATCTGGTCTTAAAGTTGCTGCGATATTCGCAATACCTTCATCACCATAAGATAAGTCGTTAAAGTTAACATCAGTTAAGAATGTCCCTTGTAGTATCCATTTTTCCACCACAACACCTGTAGGGTCTAACATCTCTAGGTCTATGTCTTTTTTGTAACCTGCAGCGTATCCCATTCTTCCGGTAACCGACTCCGCATGTAATCTAGTCCATTCCATCAACGCTTGTGCTGCGGAAGGACCGATAGGGTCTCTAAATGTTACGTTAATTGTATTCCAAACAAATCTACCAGCAACATAAGTAGATGTATTTAAAAAAGGTATCTCCACAGAACCAATACTAATATTAGGTCTAGATGTACTTTCCACATACCATTCGTTAATTCCCAAAGACGATGGGAACCGTAATATAAACCTATTCTTTTTCTTAGGTTCGTAAGGTATGGGCATTTTCATTAATAAGTCAGCCATAATTTTTTTTTCTTTTTTGTAGTTCTTATTTTATAATAAATATAAACAACTTTGAAAATTTCTCATCTTTTGTGTTTACTTGCTTTATTAGTTTTAGTTATATATAATATAGCCGCTTTTATATCTTAGCTTTCATAACAAATAGCTTATTAGCTTTACTGCTTTCTAAAGTGCTTTTTAATCGCTTTACTGCTTTTAAGTTTTTTATATCATCATCTAGAAATATAATTTCATCATACTCATCTAACAACATATTTATTATTTCCGCTTTCTTATCAAAATCAGCTACAGCGGCTAGTTTAGATGAAGTTACCGTATCATTAACAGCGTAAACTAAATTTCTGTCTAATCTGTCCCCTATTGGGACTAATCTACCATCTTTACCTCTATACATTAACCACTCTCTTAAAGTCTCGTAGACAGTGTCCTCATGACCTCTGGCAGTTAATATACCAATCTGATAACCCCTATTGATTAGTTCGTCCATAACATTAAGATTTGCCACAATTGGTTCACCTTTCATAATTGAGTCCGTAACTCTTTTAGGGTCTGCGAAATCTCTATAGTCGTAATATTCTTTAGTTTCATCAGTAACTTTTTCATTACGATACTCAGCCGGTGTTAGAGCTGTCTCCTCCTCACCTGGAAATTGTTTGTAAATGTATATGTCGTCCGCTTCAACTACAGTATCATCCAAATCTAACAATACAAGTTTATTTACATTTGCAACTTCATTTAAAACGTATTTATTAATTTTATTTTTAATCACTAATTTTTATTTAAAATTTTCTAAAAAAGACCATATTTCATCGCCTACTATAATTTTAGTTATGGAAGGCATCATCCATGGAGATACGTTGGACAACTTTTTTCCGTTAGTTAACCATACTATCACTTGTGAGTTTTTTAATGCACTGACCTGGGCCTCACCAAATGTACCAGCACCAGCAGTACCGTCGAAATTTATTAGATTAGTATCACAAACTTTTAACATATACAAATCTTGTACCACTATTTTATCTCTTATTTTCTCTCTAAATATTTTAAATGATTCGTCATCTAGTTCATCTGATTTCCAACTCTTGAATAGTTGTTGGAACTCAACATCCTCATCTCTTACTGTTTCAGCTCTTAAAGGGTTTAGTATAGCTGGAGAATCAAGACCTTTAAAGTCCATAACACCATCTGTAACTAATTCTAGAAGTCTTTCACCTTTAACGACATGGTCAGGACCAAAAAATTCTTCTACCTTAGTTCTCCATGAAAGTGCATCGTCCGCAAAATCAATACCCCCACCTAAATAAATTGCTTTAGGTTTAAAAACACCACCCATATCATTAGGGTCTAAAACGTTTATTAAGTGTATTGTGTCTTTCATTTCATCCGCACTTGCATTAATAAGAAAATCTGAAGCTTTATCTGTTAAATACCTTTTTAACCATTTTTGTATTTTAGAAAAAAAACCACCAGCTTTAAGTTCTGGTATTCCACCGTAGGAAATCTCGTTTAAATCTTCAGATTCGTCCCCATCCCTTTGTTTTGCAAAAAGAGAGTCTTCATCATAAAAATATTCCGGATTATACCCAGGTAATTCTTTCCAATTATGTGGTTTATCCTCATCCTCGTCAGTATCGTTATTAACGTCAATCAAGTTTCTTAAAACTGTTTTTACCTCATCTCTTTTTTCTGGTGATAATGATACTATCTCATCATAAAGATTAGTCTTGTCTTCTACAAACTCTCTTATAATTCTTTTAGTGTTCATTTAATAATCTGTTTTTTCTATTTTATTACCTTGCATTATATCTTTTGCTGCGGATGTACCCAACCTGGTAGCTCCAGCACTAATCATTTTTTCCGCATCTTCAACACTATAAATACCACCAGATGCTTTAACTTGTAAAGGACCAGAATTTGATTTCATAATACTGACAGCTTCAGGTGTTGCTCCAACAGGGCCACCATCTGAAGATTTGTAAAAACCTGTCGATGTTTTAACGAAAACATTTTTAGCACTTTCTTCTCCCACTGTCTCTATAACTATTTTACTAATTAAACTTGTTAGTTCCGAAATCTCTTCATTATTTAAAGCTGCTGACTCTATAATCCACTTAACCGACTTACCTTCATCTACCCCTATAGCCGTTCCTTCACTAACCTCTTTCATAACTTTATCTAAGTCACCATTTTTAAAAGCTTTATAATCCACTACAAAATCTAATTCATCTACACCATTTTGTATAGCCCGTAAAGCTTCGTCCATTTTTTCTCCGTGACTATTATCTCCGTTTGGGAATCCTATTACAGTACCGACTAATACGTTGGCTCCTTTACTATCTATAAATTGTCTTGCTGTATCAACATACTCAGGTCTTAACATAACTAACTTCATATTATGTTCTATAGCGTCTTGTATCGTATTAAAAACAATAGTGTCTGTTTCTTCTTCTCCTATACCAGCTTGTTCTGGTGTTTTTAAATATGTAGAATCTAAATACGAGGCTAGATTGGTGTCAACTTGTTCCCTTATTAACATTAAATCTTTAATTCTTTTTATTTGTTCGTTTATCATGCGGTAATTGTTTAGTTATAAATATATTTATATTATATGAAAAATATCATTAAAAGAATAATTAGGGAAGAAGTGGGAATTATCCAAGAAAAGGAATCAAATCCTTGTTGGGATAAGTACGAGATGATTGGTATGAAGACAAAGAATGGTAAGGAGGTTCCTAACTGTGTTCCAATAGAAGAAGATGTTCTACAAGAAGCGGAGTACCAAGGTAGAAAAGTGACTCTCAATAAACCAACAAGAGGTGATGTTAAAAAATCCAAAGTATATGTTAAGAATGACAAGGGCAATGTTGTTAAAGTTAATTTTGGACACGGTGGGACATCCGCTAAAAAGAGGGGTGAGAAGACCATGAGTATAAAAAAGAATAATCCTGAAAGAAGAAAGTCATTTAGAGCAAGACATAATTGTGATAATCCAGGACCAAAATGGAAAGCTAGATATTGGAGTTGTAAAGCATGGTAATGAAAAATTTAATTAAGAAAATATTAAGAGAAAATTTGTTAACTGAAGTTAAGAAGACATTCTTTAGGAGAATAACTTTACCTTATGATTACAAATCTATGAAAGATTTTGTGGGTTACGAAACAATGTGGGAACACTATAATAAACACTACAAAGGTTATACGACCAAACTAAACGAATCCCTATCAAAAAGAAAAAACCCCCCTAAAGACATCGAAAAAATTATTAGGGGAATTAAAAACTACGATACCTTTACGAGAAATAACGCTGGTGGTTACTATAATCACAGTTTATTTTTTAAAGATTATATAACACCAGATAAGACGGAACTATCTAAAGACCTAAAAATTAAAATAAATAAGGATTTTGGTAGTTTGGATAATTTTAAGAGGCAGTTTGATGAGGAGTCTGGAAAGGTTTTTGGTTCTGGTTGGTGTTGGTTAGTATTGAAAAATAAAAGACTTAGTATAGTGTCAACTCCAAACCAAGATAATCCGTTAATGGATAATTT